TGCCGATATGATTCAGTTAACACATTTAAAACTGCAGCAAGTATTATCTCGTATGGTGCCAGATGGTGTTTACTTAGATATGGACGGACTTGCGGAAGTTGATTTAGGAAATGGAACTAATTACAACCCAGCAGAAGCATTAAATATGTATTTTCAAACTGGTTCGATAGTTGGTAGATCACTTACTCAAGACGGTGATATGAATCCAGGCAAAGTGCCTATTCAAGAACTTAACAGTTCTTCAGGGCAAGCTAAGATAAATGCGCTTATACAAACGTACCAATATTACTTACAAATGATACGTGATGTAACCGGGCTTAACGAAGCCAGAGACGGTACAGCTATGGATAAAAATTCGCTTGTAGGGCTTCAAAAGATGGCCGCTAACGCGTCCAATGTGGCAACTAGGCATATCAATCAGTCTAGTCTTTATATCACTCTTAAACTAGCCGAAAACATTGCGCTTAAAATAGCTGATGCATTAGAATTTCCACTGACTAGAAGTGCTCTACAAAATTCTATATCTACATTTAACATTAAAACATTAGACGAGATAGTAAACTTAAATCTTCATGACTTTGGTATATTCTTAGAATTAGAACCAGACGACGAAGAGCAAGCGCAATTAGAAAACAATATACAAGTTGCATTGCAACAGGGAGGTATTGACCTTGAAGATGCTATTGATTTAAGGAATATTAAAAATCTTAAGCTAGCAAATCAAATGCTTAAAATTAAGCGTAAAGCTAAAGCCAAGCAAGATCAAGCTAATCAACAAGCTAATATAGCAGCTCAAGGACAATCTCAAGCAAGCACTGCAGAAAAAACCGCTATGGCTGAAGTACAAAAGCAAGAAGCTATAATGGGTGCGAATGTTCAGTTTGAACAATCTAAAAATCAAATGGAAATCCAACGAATGGAAATTGCGTCACAATTAGAAGCGCAAAAAATGCAAGCTAGGTTTCAATACGACATGCAGCTTAAGCAAATGGACGTTCAAATGGTTAAACAAAAAGAAGGATCCATTGAGGATCGCAAAGATAAACGTAGCAAAATGGAAGCTACACAACAAAGCGAGCTTATAAGTCAAAGGCAAAACGACAGTTTACCAATAGACTTTGAGAATCAACCCGAAGAGGGTATGCAGGCTTTCATGTAGAAAGTAACCAATTATTTAATTATATTTTATTATGTCAGAAGAAAAAACAAATGAACCTGTTAAGCAGGAAGGTGAGTTTAAAATTAAAAAGAAAACTCCAAAAAAATTAACACAAACAAGTAATGAGCCTGTTAAAGTTAATATTAAAGAACCTTTGGTTGAGTTACCGCTAAACGTTACAAAAGTATCAATCCCTAAACAAGAAGAAGATGCCATTCAAATCGGAGAAACAAAGAAAGTATCTGTGGAAGAACCATCCGGAGATAGCGCAAAGGTGGGAGAACCTGTACAAGAGTCCAAAAAGACTACTGAAGGGTTTTCTCCAATCAAAGAAGTAACAGAAACTGAAAAAGTTGAAGCTCAAGTAGAAAAAGCTATACAAGACGAAAGAATTCTTGGTAAAGCTTTGCCGGAAAACATAGAAAAGTTAGTTTCTTTTATGGAAGATACGGGAGGAACAATAGAGGACTATACTAGGCTTAATGCCGATTACTCTCAAGTTGATGATGTTACATTATTAAAAGAGTATTATAAAAAAGAGAAACCTTATTTAGAAGGTGAAGACATTGATATGTTATTAGAGGACTTTATCATTGATGAAGACGTCGACGAAGATAGAGATGCACGCAAGAAAAAAATTGCGTTTAAAGAAGAAGTTGCAAAAGCTAAAAGCTATTTGGAAGAGACAAAGAGTAAATATTACGACGAGATCAAGCTGAGACCGGGCGTTACTCAAGACCAACAAAAAGCTACAGACTTTTTTAACCGATATAACAAGCAGCAAGAAACAGCTGAGCAACAACACGCACAATTCAAAGAAAGTACTAAAGAGCATTTTAATGACAGTTTCGAAGGTTTCGATATTAAAGTCGGCGAAAAAAGCTATAAGTACAATATTCAGAATCGTGATAAAGTTGCAGAGAGCCAGTCGAATATTAACAACCTTGTCGGGAAGTTCCTAGACAAAGAAGGTAATGTTAAAGACACGAAAGGTTATCACAAAGCTATGTACGCTGCTGACAACGTAGATAAAATCGCGGCTCATTTCTATGAGCAAGGAAAAGCGGATGCCGTAAAAGAAGTTGTAAACAGTTCTAGAAACTTAAGTAGCACCAAAGCTAGGTCTACGCAAGGGGAAGTGTTTTTAAACGGATTTAAGGTTAAAGCAATTTCAGGTGCTGATTCTACAAAACTAAAAATTAAAACAAAAAAATTTAACTAAAAACAAAAAATTATGGCTTTAAGTCCTCAATTTGGTAGTTTAGTACCTTCTGGAACTCAGGAAGTATTAAATAGTAACTACCTACAATTTAATGCTGCAGGAGCAGCTGGACCTGGAAATGGTGGTGATTCGTTCGCTCAACAATATTTACCAGAGATTTATGAACAAGAAGTAGAGCGTTACGGAAACCGTACGTTATCTGGATTCTTAAGAATGGTTGGCGCTGAAATGCCAATGACAAGTGATCAAGTAATTTGGTCAGAACAAAATAGATTACATATTTCTTATCTTGATTTTGGAATTGGAGCTAATATTGGCGGTGCTAACATTATTACAGTTGCTGCTAATGTACAAAACGTAGTATCTGTTAACGATACTGTGGTACTTTTAAATCCTGTAAATGGAGCTGAAGTAAAAGCTTTAGTAACAATTGTTGGAGCATTAGGCGCTGGTGGAAACTTTACAGTAGTACCATTTGCTGCAGGCGCTGGTCTTATTGGAGCTGCTGCTTTTTCTGGAACAGCTGCAAATTTTGCTGCTGGGGCAGGACCTGTTGGAATTAAAGTATTTGTATATGGATCTGCTTATACAAAAGGAACTACTACTACCGCTGCTGGTACTGGTAATTCTGCTGTAAGAACATCAGTTGAACCTCAATTAACTCAATACTCTAACTCCCCAATTATCCTAAGAAGCCAGTACGTAGTATCTGGATCTGATATGGCTCAAATTGGATGGGTTGAGGTTGCGACTGAAGACGGAACATCTGGATATTTATGGTATTTAAAAGCTGAATCTGAAACAAGATTACGTTTTGAAGATTATTTAGAAATGAGTATGGTAGAAGCTGAGTATAATCAGATAGCTGCTGGCGCAAATATAAGCACTACTTTGCCAGGATCTGAAGGATTATTTGCTGCTATTCAATCTCGTGGAAACGTAGAAGTAGGATTTACTGCTGCTGCTGGGCTTGATGAATTTGACGCTATCCTTAAGAATTTAGATACACAAGGAGCAATTGAAGAAAACATGTTATTCTTACAGAGACAAACATCTCTTGATTTTGACGATATGTTGGCTTCTATCTCTGGCGGTTTCGCTGGTGGTACTGCTTTCGGTTTATTCGAAAATTCTGAAGAAATGGCTCTTAACTTAGGATTTAGTGGATTCCGTAGAGGATCTTACGATTTCTATAAGACTGACTGGAAATATTTAAATGATGCTTCTACTCGTGGAGGCGTTAATGGTATTAGTTCTATCGAAGGTGTATTAGTACCAGCTGGAACTTCTACAGTTTACGATCAAGTTTTAGGAACTAACATCAGAAGACCTTTCTTACACGTAAGATATAGAGCGTCTCAATCTGATGATAGAAGAATGAAATCTTGGTTAACTGGTTCTGCTGGTGGTGCATTTACTTCAACTCTTGATGCTATGGAGGTTAACTTCCTATCTGAAAGATGTTTAGTAACTCAAGCTGCTAACAACTTTGTATTATTCAAAGGAATCTAAGGATTCAATATTAATGTAATTGTTACCCTCGTTGTATTGACGGGGGTAATTATTACTTTTACAAACTATTTAATTATATTATATTATGGCTAAACAAGCTAAAGCAAAGCAAATTGAGGTTGCTCCTCAAGAAGAAGTGGTAACAAAAGTTGCTACTCCAGTAAAACCTACAAAACCAGAGTGGGAAATTAAAGATAGAGTTTATTATTTAAAAGGCAATAAATCACCTTTAACATTAACAATACCAGGCAGACATACAAGAAAACATGCCTTACTTTATTTTGACAAAGTAACTGGAAAACAAAGAGAAATTAGATATGCAACCAATCAAGACTCACCTTTAGTAGATGAGCAAAAAGGTGAATCCACAATGGGTCATATAAGATTTAAAGATGGATCTTTAATGGTTGGAAAACAGCAACAAAATTTACAAAAGCTATTATCTTTATATCATCCTTTAAAAGATAAACTATACGAAGAATTTAGTGCAAAAGAAGAAGCAATTGATCAATTAGATATTTTAGATCTTCAAATTGACGCTTTAAACGCAGCTAGATCAATGGATATAGATCACGGAGAAGCAATATTAAGAGTTGAAATAGGCTCTAAAGTAAATGAAATGAGCTCTAAAGAACTTAAAAGAGATTTATTATTATTTGCTAGAAGCAACCCAGAATTGTTTATTAGCTTAGCTAATGATGAAAATGTACAACTAAGAAATTTTGCTATTAGAGCACAAGAGATGGGAATTATAGGCCTATCACAAGACCAGCGTACGTTTATATGGGTATCTACTGGTAGAAAACTGATGAACGTTCCTTTTGACGAAAATCCTTACTCAGCGTTTGCGGCTTTCTTAAAAACAGATGAAGGAGTGGAAATTTATAAGTCTATAGATAAAAAACTATAAAAACAAGTAATATTAATACAGGGCTCGTCTATTCGGGCTCTATATTATAACACAATAAAAAAATGGCAGTAAGTATAAACACAGTATATCAAACAGTCTTGTACATATTAAACAAAGAGCAAAGAGGTTATATTCCTCCAGCTGAGTTTAATAGTTTAGCGACTCAAGTGCAAAGCGAAATATTTATGTCTTACTTTCCTGACGGCAATCAATTAAATCGTCAAAACCAAAACAATACACAAAATGATACAGAGTTCTTTAACATGTTTAAAGACACTTCATATAAATTATTCCCGTTTGAAAGGGAAGCTGCTTTTACATATAATGCAGTAAATCTTGGTTTTACATATCAAGGCACAGGATCTATATTTAAACTAGGGGATATAATATCTACATATCCTGGTAATCCTACTTACAACTCTATTACAGAGTTAGTTAGTCAATCTGACTTTAATAAAATCACAAGGTCTAATCTAACTGTCCCAACCGTACAATATCCATTGGCGGTAACAACTCAAACAACTACGTTAATTGCACCATCCTTAATACAACAGCTTCTTGTAAAAATAAGTCCTTTTGTTGCAGATATGACATTAAATATAAATTGTTTATTTACTCCGTCTATTCCTAATTGGGGATTTAACATAGGTTCACAAGGACAATATTTATACGACCCCAGTGCCGCTGGCCCGTCTGTAGATTTTGAATTAGATGTATCAGAAAAAAATGCTTTAATAATTAATATATTAAAATACGCAGGGGTTATAATAAATGATCCCACTATAATTCAAGTAGCCTCTCAAAAAGCTCAGCAAACATCAATTAACGAAAAATCATAGTAACAAATGGGTTTAATAACTGAAACAAATCAACAATACTATCAAGGAGCCCAGGGATTTTTATCTACAGGAAACGCTGCTCAGGTGTATACTACTACGTTTGATACAGATTTAATATTTGGTAATTCAAATCCAGCAAATGCTGATTATGCTTTAAACAATTTTAAAGTATATACAAGTACAACAGGACTTCCTCAAACATAT